TTCTTTCCAAATGCTTGGTTATCTTGACCAGCAGCGTGAGTCCAGAAGCGGTGTAAACAAATACAGCCAAGGTCTTAATGATAACGCGCTTACGTCGCACACTACGGCTACTGCGGTAAACGCAACGATGACGGCTGCACAATCTCGTGTAGAACTAATTGCTCGATGCTTTGCTGAAACTGGTGTCAGAGACTTGATGCGATCTATTTATGAATTGGTTATGAAGAACCAAGACAAAGAGCGAGTTGTTAAACTGCGAAACAAATGGGTTCCTGTCCGTCCTGATATGTGGCGTGACAAAATGGACTGCACAGTCGCCGTAGGTATTGGTAACGGCAATAGAGATCAACAACTTATGCACTTGTCAACTATGTTACAGTTTGCTGGCGATGCAATGCGCGGTGGCCTTAAAATTGTAAACGAAAAGAATTTGTACAACATGGGAGCAGCCTTGATTAAAAACATGGGCTTCCAAAATATTGATGATTTCTTAACTAATCCTGACATGGTTCCTCCACAGCCTGATATGCGAGAGCAAGAAAAAATGATGGAGATGCAGGTTAAACAACAAGAACTTCAAATTAAAGCCGCAGACCTACAACTTAAACAACAGAAACTTCAACAAGAGGCGGCAGAATCCGCTGTTGACGCACAGTTAAAAGCGGCAGAATTACAACTTGAAGCATCACAAGGTAGACCCATAGCCATAGGATAAACATGAGCAATGAACTTAGAGAGGAACACGCTAAACGCCTCCTTTCAGATAAACTTTTTGTTGAAGCATTTGATACATTAGAAAAAAATTTGTTGAACTCTTGGCAGTCTTCGGGAGTCAACGAAATAGATGCCAGAGAACAAATCTGGCTGTCATTAAGACTCCTTGAGCGGATACGCCTTCATCTAACCAGTATTATTGAAACTGGAGAGATGGCGAAGAAACTCAAAGAATACCACATATAGGAGATTATTATGGTGGATACGCAATCAGCCCCACAACTAGCAGGTGAACGCCCTGAGTTACCGGGTAGTTTACATGAAGCACAGAACGCCATCCTTGGTCTTATGGACTCAATTGAGAACCCGCAAGAGACTGAAGAGGCTTCGCCGTCTGAAGAAGTAACTGAAGACGCTTCGGAGGAAGTATCTAATGAAGTTGAAGAAGAGGTTGAAGAAACCGAAGATGAAACTTTTGAGGATGATGAATCTGAAGAATCCGAAGAGGAAGAAGTTGAAGACGACTCGGAAGAGACAACTCTCTATACTGTAACAGTAGACGGAGAGGAATATGAAGTCACGGAAGAAGAACTCGTTAAAGGCTACTCCCGACAAGCGGATTATACAAGGAAAACTCAGCAGCTTGCTGAACATCGAAAGCAAATTGACCAAGTAATTGAAAATTACAAGTCAGAGATTGCTCAGGCTCAACAAGCAAGAGATCAGTACGTTAGCGCTGTCGCGCAAGCAATTGAATCTAATTATTCTTATTTACAGCAGTACCAAAACATTGACTGGGAAAGGCTTAAGTCTGAAGATAGAGAAGAGTATTTGACTAAACGAGACGAGTATCGTCAAGCACAAGATCAAATTGCGTCTCTGCAAAAGGCTCAAGAAAGGGCTCAACAAGAAAGCAACCTACAGGCTCAAAAAGACCATCAACGTAGGCTTTATGAAGAGCATCAAAAAATGGTTCAAGCCATTCCAGATTGGGCTGATGAAAATAAAAGAGCCGCTATTGGTAAAGCAGTATCAGAGTTTGCTTTAGCAAAAGGTTTTTCTAAAGAAGAAATAGATCAACTTGTCGATCATAGGTCAATTATTGTTTTAATGCAAGCAAAAGCATATGAAGATATGCAACGCAAACAAAATTCTGTCCGATCTAAAAAGGTTAAAAACAAACCCAAAGTGGTTCGTGGAAAAGCCAAAACAGAAAAGGCAGACACTGACAAAGCAAAACGTACTAAACAAATGAAACGTCTACAGCAGACCGGAAAAGCAGAAGATGCTGCTAGTCTGTTTTTAGATTATGTAGAACTATAATAATAAAGGAGTCATTTGAATGACGATTGCAACTAACACTAGGACTACTTACTCGGCTGTTGGTATCCGAGAAGATCTGTCCGATATTATCTATAACATCAGCCCGATGGACACGCCGTTTATGTCGAGCGTGGGCAAAGGCTCTATTGACAACACTCTGTTTGAGTGGCAGACTGACGAACTTGCGGCTGCCGCTGCAAACCAGCAGCTTGAAGGCGACGATAGCATGAACGCTCTTGCCGTTTCTGAGCCGCGACGTTTGCAGAACTACGCGCAGATTTCCTACAAAGTTGTGCAGACTTCAGGCACTGCCGAGGCTGTTGACTTTGCTGGTCGTCGTAGTTCACAGGCTTATCAACTTGCCAAACGTGCTAAAGAAATTAAACGGGACATGGAAAAAATGTTGCTGTCTGAGGACTTGGCTGTTGCTGGCGGTACTGGTACGCCTCGTAAAACGGCTGCTGTCATGTCGTGGTTGGGTACGGCTTCTGCTGGTACGTCTAACATTATTGACGGCTCTGCGTCGCCTGTTGTCGGCATTGTAAACCAAGGCTCTCCTGCTGCTGGCTACCCGAACGGTACGTCTGTTGCAAGTCCTTCTGGTGTTGATGCAGTTCTGACGATGGCGATGATTAACCTTGCCATGCAGCGTGCGTTTACGGAAGGCGGCGAGCCAACTGACATCATGTGCGATGCTTCTTTGAAACAGAAGATTAGCGCGCTTGGTGGTTCGGTTGTTGCTGACCTTCGCAAAGATGCGCCGGGCGCTGTTCCTGCGACGGCTGTCAATGCGATTGACGTGCTTGTCACGGACTTTGGTACTTTGAAAATTGTGCCGAGCCGTCTGTGCTTGCCTAACCAGTTGTACTTCTTTGACTATGACTTCTGGTCAATCGACTACCTGCGTCCCTTCCAGACGGAAACTTTGGCGAAAACTGGCGACAGCATCAAACAGATGATGGTTGCTGAGTACGGTCTTCGTGCAAAGAACGGTCTGGCGAACGCGGCTGTTATCGGAGTAAAAGACGCTTAATGATAAAATACAATAACACTCCTACGATTGTTGTTGAAGATAATGTGCTTTCACCTGATTTATGTAAGCACTTAATAGGCTTGGCCGAAAAGAATGGCCTTAAACCAAATCTGATAAACCGTGATGGTAAGTATATCCAAGACCCAGTTAGGTCTAGCGAGGGAGTTTTCCTTGATTACGGTGATAACAATGTCTTAGATGGTGTTATTGAAGCGTTGTCCGGTATGTGTGGGCTACCTCCTTCCCGGTTGGAACCTGTAAGTATACAAAGGTATCAGCCGGGTCAGGAGTATAAACCTCACTACGATGCTTTTCTTCCTGATGAAATGGGAGAGATGCCAGAGTCTTCTAAAATAGAAGAAGGCGGGAACCGCTGTGTCACCATGATTGCGTACTTAAATGATGTGCGTGATGGTGGTGGCACAGTTTTTCCTGTTTTGGGTTTTGCAATACAAGCCGTACAAGGAAGAGTTTTAATGTTTGGCAATCTTGATGAAAACAAGATTCCACATCCTGCATCTTTGCATATGGGCTTGCCTCCAGAAAACGGAGACAAATGGATTATAACATTTTGGTTTAGAGAAAGGGACGTAATGGCTATCAAAAAAGATTTGAAGAAAGCGTTAAAATCCAAAAAATCTACTAGTGTCGATAAGAAACCTGTAGACCGAAAACTCCACGCTAAGAACGTGCATGAAAAATTTAAGAGTATTGCTGCTGATAGGAGCGCTTTACCGTCATGAGTACATCTGGATGGAACTATGACACCCCAGATTCTAGACCTTGGAAACTAGATATCAATAGCGACGGAACTGCAACTATTAATACATATCAAGATGTTCAGCCGATTATTGAACGTAATAAATTAAGTTTAAATAACTATGGTGACAAACTTACCTTTGGCAAGGCTGGCGCTATAGGTAGCGATGATGGCGTTACTGTTGCTTCTATACCAATGAACATATGGGAGCAGTGGTGCAAAGAAACCGATAACTTAATAAAGAAAGATGAAAAGTTATTGGCAAAGTATTTAAATGATCCTGATAACAAATATTTTAGGACTACTCCTACGAGGGTTTAATTATGTGGTTATATCAACCTACGTTTAGCGGTAACGATCAGTTGCCTATCATTAACAACCGAGTATGGTTCCGAAGCAAAAATAGTTAATAATGGCTATTAACTCTTACTCAACGCTGCAAACAGCAGTGGCTAACTGGCTAGATAGAGATGATTTGTCTGACCGTATACCAGAGTTCATTGATCTCAATGAGGCTTTGTTTAATAGGACTTTACGAATTAGACCAATGGAGACTATTGTTACCGAGTCTATGGTAGGCGGTACTAAGTCTTATGACCTGCCTGCTGGATACGTTCAGATGAGAGAAATACATCTTGCGACTAGCCCGGTAACTGCACTGCAATATGTTTCCCCAGAAATGTTGTATCGAATTTGGGCTGGCAGTTCGTCTGGTAAACCTAATGCGTATACTATTGTTGGAGACAAAATCTTTTTTGGCCCTACTCCTGATAGCGCTTATGATTATGTAATTACTTATTACAAAAAGTTTGATGCTCTTAGCGATGCCGCTCCTACCAACTGGTTAATTCTTAATGCTCCTGACGTATATCTATATGGAACGCTTATGCAAGCAGAACCATTCCTTATGAATGACCAAAGAATTGCTGTATGGGAAAAAGGTCTTAGGCAGTCTATTGCTGATTTGCAGATGCAGGATGACAAAGATAGACACTCTGGCTCTGAGTTAAGAGTGATGAATACATCTGGATATTTTTAAGGTATAAATTATGGGCATTGAATCTGGTAATTATATAAATAATTTAAATGCTTCCTACCCGCTATCGAGTGATAATGTATCGGAAGGTGACGATCATCTGCGTCTTATTAAAGACGTTTTAAAGAAAACTTTTCCGGCTGGTACTAGCAATAGCGGGCCAGATCAAGCGGTACAGGTAGTTATTGCAAAAGCAACGGCTCCTACTATTAGCGGAACTGCAGACCAATCTACTGGTCTTATTTGGCTAGACACAACTAATAATCTATTAAAGATTAGAAACCAAGCCAATGATGCGTGGATTACTCTTGCTGTTGATCCAGAGAATAATAATACAGTAGATATTGATGGCGGTTCAATTGACGGAACTCCTATTGGAGCCTCGTCCGCTTCCACCGGTAAGTTTAGTTCTGTTAACATTGCTGGCGATGGAGCCACGGTAACAGGTATTAAAGATGAAGATGACATGGCATCTAATTCTGCTACCAAACTTGCTACCCAGCAGTCTATTAAGGCGTATGTAGACTCACAAGTAACCGCTCAAGACCTTGATTTAATTTCAGATAGTGGTACAATAGACATTGACCTAGACTCTGAAAGTCTTAGCGTTCTTGGTGGAGAAGGTATTGATACTTCTGCTACCGGCACTACTCTTACGATTAGCGGAGAAGATGCAAGTTCTTCTAACAAAGGTGTTGCTTCTTTTAACTCTACCAATTTTACAGTAACTTCTGGAAACGTCGTAGCAAACGACATTACAATTACAGCAGAGGATGCTTCTACAGCAGCGGCTAGTATTGGGGAAGGGTTTACTTTTGCGGCAGGCGAAGGTATTAACACTACCGCTACAGGCACTACTGTAACGATTGCCGGAGAAGACGCTACATCAGCAAATAAAGGCGTAGCATCTTTTTCTTCTGATAATTTCTTAGTTACCTCTGGCGCTGTTACCATAAAAGACGCGGGTGTTGCAAACGCAGAACTTGCTAACATGAATGGCAACACGATTAAACTTAGAGATTCTGCGTCTTCTGGAGCGCCGTCAGATAAGTCAGTAGGCTCTGGGCAAATTGTTATTGGTAATGGAAGCGGGTTTAATTCAGTAACTCCTTCTGGCGATATCAGCATGACTACTTCTGGTTCTACTACCGTAACCGGAATCCAAGGTAGTTCTGTTACTTCTACAGCACCAACAAACGACCAGTATCTTAAATACTCTACAGCATCTAACGAGTGGCAGTGTGTAGATATTATTGGCACAGATAAACTTACCACAAAAGGTGATCTTCTTGTTTACAATACGGTAGACTCTGAGACTAGACTGCCTGTAGGTACTGATGACTATGCTCTTTTAGCAGACTCAACTGCTGTAAACGGTGTAGATTGGAAACAAGTACAAACTGCGACTATTGCGGATGATGCTGTTACTGCTGACAAACTTGCTGATACCGCTGTCACTCCGGGTAGTTACACTGTTTCATCAATTACTGTTGACCAACAAGGTCGGATAACTGCAGCAAGCAATGGCAGTGCTGCAACTCCCGGTTTTGCGGTTGCTATGGCTATTGCTTTATAGGAGATAATAATGGCACAAGATTTTGAAAGAGCATATTCGTCTGCCGTAGGAACTGGCGAAGTAACTCTACTTACAAGCGATTCCGATGACGCTTTAATTGGCATTAGAGTAGCAAATATTTTATCATCAGCGGTTACTTGCGATTGCTATATTGATGCTCTTGGGGCTGGAACTGACTACCATATATGCAAAGGTATTACAATTCCTCCTAACTCTTCTGTAGAGTTAATACAAGGAGCATCTAAAGTTGTTATGCAAAGCGGAGATATTTTGCACGCTAAATCAGACACTGCATCTGCTTTAGATATTTGGGTTTCGTATGTAGATACTATTTCTGTCTAGGAGTAATCATGTCTGAAGAAACAAATGGCGTTTACTATATAGGTCAAGAGCCTGCAAAAGATGGGTTTTTTACTCATCAGGCTACCGTTGACGGTGACTACACCATTGAGTCAGCAGTGGTTGCAGGGCCATTTACTATGACAGGAACGGTTACAGTAACTGGTACATTGGTGATCGTATGAGTACATTAAACGTAAACAATATCGATAAAGAGTCAGGCTCATCTCTGACTATCGGCGGCTCTGGCACAACGGTAAACGTAAGCAACATGGTTCCTGATGTTGCGCTGTCAAACAAGAGCG